AGCCCTGTTTCAGCATTTATTAGCGGAATAACGGGCGTCGGTTTCGCGGAGTCCACGCCGATCACAACAAGTTTTCCATCTTGAATAGACCAGTGCGCATTCAGATCTTGCGCCGTAGCAGTCAAGATCTCGCGTGTGCTGCCGCACACACTTTTGCCGCGCAAGCGTGTTGCGAGGGTATTTGCGACGGCGACGGCGGCCCCGCCAAGCGTTGTGGGTGCACCTGTTTGAGGTACCACGTTGACCGCGCCGTAAACCGTGCGCTTGAACGTTTTCAAAGCAGCCGCGATCACCGAGTTGTGGTCGCTACCGGCCGCCAACGTGGCGATCATGATCGCCTTGTGATAGTCGTAGTCACCGTCACCGGCTTCGATTTCAGCGACGGTATCACAGTCATCCCACGCACGCTTAAAGCTCGTGATGTTGCCGGTGAACATCAGCGAGTTAAGCCCACCGTAACCCGCTAAAAATGTGACTTGCGTGTTCTCGTCCTGCAAGCGTTGCTCTGTGGCAGGCGCGAGGTTGTACAGTGCAAACGTCGCTTTATTCGGCGTGGAAAGCGCCGTTTTTTCGATCTTGAACTTGACCTGCAAGGGGGCGACAGTCTCGCTGGAAAAGGCGATACCTGTCACGCCGTCCCCGATAACTACCGCATAAGACCTTAACCAATTAGCTGTCATAACAAGGCCACTATAACACCTAAAGGTGGATCAAGCGTGCCCCCTTCGGGGTAAGGATCGTCTTCGAAAACAGTATCCCAAACGACGTAAGCACCACTTTCCGTGCGCCATGCGCGTTTTCTAAAGCTCTTTTTTATCGCGGTGTTGAGAAAGACCGCTCCCGCGCTTCGGATATCAAAACGGTTGACGGAGCTGTAAGGCGTGAGCTGCGCGAAGACGGTGCCCGCGCCGCGCACGTCAAACACCGTGTTTGAAGAAAACAGCGCCAACGGCGCAATCGCTACGCCGTCATACGCGGCCATGTCAGTTGATCACCGGAACAGTACCGTTCCAAGGGAAAATCATGGCGCCAAACTGTACGAAGAGCTGACCGCCGGCAAGTGGATAGGTTGAACCCGACGCGATGGCTTGTGAACCCCACCAGATATCTACAAGGCGCCCTACGCGTCCGTAAATGGAGGGTGTTCCGGAAAAAACACCGATCGGGCAGATGTGGTAAGCGCCCGCAAACTGGTTTTGCACACCCGCAAATAGTTGCGGAACCAAGACATTGGCAGCCATCTCCCCCGTGCAATAAGCGGTGTACGGAGTGGAGGCATGTCGACCTTTTAGATTGGTGTTTGTTGACATGCTGACACCGAGCGGTCCAGTAGTAGCGTAAAATATGCCGCTATTTGGCGACGCTAGGCAATCGGCCTGCGTGTCTATAAGCCACGTCGTTACAATAGCTCCGTCGCGCGCTAAAAAGACGCGTGTGGATGCGCCGTCACTGGACTGCGCGACATGCAGCACGTTTTGCCCTGGTGTAGCGCTACCCCAGGTCAATAAGAAACCCGTCTCGTCTGTCGCTGTAGGCCGCGCGCTCGTTGTGCCCGCACCGAACCCGGCATGCCATGACAAATAAAGGTCATAAGTGCTCGAGGCGCTACTATTTAGGTCAATACAGATTTGTAGATTGCCTTGACCACCGCACCCGGTCTGCTTCAGCACGATCCACGAACGTGTGCTGTTACCATGCACAAGATCCGCGATAGTAGACCAGAGATCGCTAGCGGCAACGGTCACGCCGTTGGACGATCGAACTACTGTCCACGGGGTGGACGCGAACCCGATCAAGCTGTTTTTCAGCTTCAAAATCATCGTGTCTAGGTCAGTTTCAAGGACGCCCACAGTGGGCGTGACTTGATTAACATCGAATTGCCAAGTTTTTTCGAGAGTAGGTAGAGCCATGACACACCTTTAGGAAAAGCGGGCGGTGATGCCCGCGGACACACACAAAGCCTTGCCACCGACGTCAGTCGGGGAAGCAACCCACAATTCAAGGACGATCGGCGCATCAAGTAGCGCGATACTGGGAGCACCCGTATCGATACCCAAAGAGGGACCTGCCACGATTGTGGATTCGTAGATGGTCGTGTGGTTGGTGGCGTCGTAAAGGCGCACCTGCGCGCTGGAAGCCAGCGGGATCGACATCATGACGGACAGCCCGAAGGACATTGCCCCCGTGGCGCGGTAGTTCGTCGCGGGAAGGTCCGCGATCCGCATGTAAAGGCCCCCGCCAAGCGTCGGTGTGGTGATCAACGGGTAGAACAGCGAGCCCACAGTGTAAAGCGTGGGAACGGGCGCTACGTCGCCGTTTGATACCGAGGTGTTTTCGTCCGTCCAGTAGAAAATCACGTCGGTGCCTATGTTATCGAGCGTGGGGTTCGTCCCGCCAACGCTTGCACCCACAAGGCGCCCTAGTCCGAGCTGATACGGTCCGAGAAGATCGATGCCGCAAACCAACGGGATGCCTGCGAGAAGGAGTGTTTCCGTGTCTAAGCGCGTGAGAGTGAACGTCCAGTAACCGGCGATAGCGTTCCAGTGCATTTCGAGTTGCACGGCCACACCAGCCCATTGCGTGGTGAACACGTGGTCCGGAACACCCGCTAAAATATCAACTGTTTGGATCATTGTGGCACCGTCCGCGGGTCGTAGTAGCCAAGCGCTGTGGCTCCCCGTAATGTCCAACTTGCGGGGGGCGTGACAGGTGTGCCCGGCTTGTTGCCAGCGTTTACTGTGCCCGCAACACCTCCCGCACGCGCAGAGGACACACCGCCGTTGTTTGCGATAGTTTGCGGCGACACAAAGCGCACGTGTTCAAGCGTGATGTCGGCCTGGAGAACGCGCGCGGTAGCCACATCTTGCACGGCTTTCACGCTTTGGATACACATGGACGTGTAAAGTTCTAAGCCCGTTTGCACGTCCAAAAGTTCGAAGTTATCGGCCAGCAACTTGATCGCATCCCACGCGTTGCGTGATCGGGATTGCGACGTATTCAGACTGAAAATGTCGGTTGGTGTGCCTTGTAAATCTGCAACGGCCACAGTCAAAACAAGCACACGCGGCACCTGATAGGCGTGGTCATGAACGGAACCGCCCGTTTCAATAGGGTACTTCAACAGCTTGTTTTCGATGCCGTGCGCCTCTGTCACGACGGCGTCAAACGTCAACGTCCCGAAGTAGCGTTTTGCGGGCAGGATGTTGACAATACCTGTGGCCACAACGTCAGAAGCGTTCGCGGCTTGCGCGCCCGCATCTGGGCCAATCTGCGAAGAGAAACCCGGTTGTGTCATGGGTTCACCCCACTTTGCGCGTTGCGCGCGCGGCTTTTACGTTCGGCGGCCGCTCTTCGCAGTGCCTCGGGCACTTTGTCCGCATCAGGTGCGACCACTTTGTCAATGTGAATCTGTGAGTTGTCATAGACCGCGGAGCTCTGATCCACTGTGTTAGCTGTGACAGTGGCTTTTTGTCCGGCTGTCAACGGCGTGACGGGTGAGGGCGGTATGCCTCCGTTCGTTAGGTTGGCAACCACGTTTTGCGAGATCCCGTTGTTCAGGTTTTCGAGCATCGCGCGCGCTTTATCCGTGGGCGACGTCCAAACTTTTGCCACCGCCTTGCGCTCTTCCTCGGCACTACTGATCAAGCCCAGATAACGCATGACATCCTTGAGGCCGTCGAGTGCTTTTTTGATAAAGGCAAAAACACCCTCGAAAACCGATGTAGCCACACCGCTTATCCAAAGGAACCCGTCAACCGTCCATTCAATACCCTTCGCGATACCGTTCACGGCGGCTTTCCAACCGATCACGATCGCATCCCAGATAACAGGGAGGGCGGCGCCCACGGCGTCAATTACGGGCTTAAGCGCAGCGATCACGCCTTTGAGAGCGGGAAAGCGTTCAATAAGCCGGCCGACAACAGAGTCACCTCCGTTGAAGTATGTCCACAGATCTTGCACAACAAGGGCCGCTATAGCGACGGCACCAAGGACAAGCGTAGTCAGTGTCAACGTACCACCGAGAGCCGCACTTGCTGCCATTGCCGCAGAGCGTATACCGGTCAATGATATGCGCACGCGCCCTAACATCAACAGAAAGGGGATGAACTTTTGAACAGCTAACACGGCGTAAAAACGCACGAAACCCGCTGTCACGAGAAACAAAGCCGTGCGCAACAGCACCAAAACCCACTTCATTTGTGAGATTTGCTTGGTGACCCATTGCGCGCTACTGACGACGCTTTGCACGGCGGCGCCGAAGATCTCGCCCCATAGACGCAAAATAGGCACGAAAATCGAATTGAAAATCCCCACGATCGAATTTGTGACCACAAGAAAGGCATCGATGATCGGCATAAGCAAAGGCAAAGCCGACGCTGTCAACGATCTCAAAATCTTATTGAAAGAGCCTTTGAGTTTAGCAAGGCCTTTGTCGACGTTGTCGGCAAGCGCGAAATCTGTATCGGTGAGATTCGATCCGGCAATTGCCGCCGCATAAAAATCATCAAACGATTTGCTGCCGTCCTTCAACAGCGCGATGGCATGCACATCGATGCCTAGGCGTTGCGCCATGGATAAGCGCTCGCTTTGATCCATGCCCTGCATCTTGTCCGCAACGTCCTTCAAAACGTCGCGAATACCGCGGGTCGAACCATCGGCATTCTTCGCCTCGATACCGTACTTTTTGAAAAACTGCGCGCCGCGGCCGATCCCAAGGGAGGCTTGGCCGATCAAGCCTGTCAGGCTTTGGACAGTGCTTTCCCAGCCCTGCAACGTGACATCCGCAACCATTGCCGCTTTCGCGAAGGAAAAGATCTCGTTCGCGGACTGCCCCACCACTTCGGCGAACGAATTGACGTCGGCCATCTCAGTGATCGTGCCCTGCAACATCAAGCCAAGCGCGCCAAGCGCGCCCAGTGCCGCCAAAGACAGACCACCCATCCATTTTTGCAAACCGACGAGGGCATCTTGAAAAATGTTGATGCCTGTTAGATCAGGCTCGAAGCCCAGTTGAACGAAGAATGTGTCCAGAATTGTACCGTTAGCCATCGTTCACCTGGTTTTTCTCGCGGTATCGCTCAAGCATCTCGTTTTTCACGGCGATCGCTTCGTTGAACTGCGCGAGGTCGAAGATCGTATAGGTCCCATCCTGTAACTCGCGCAGCGTGCAAAGCGGCGGATCGTGCATTAGCGGCGTGTAGACTTCCCAGTCTATTGACGATTCTGGGATATCGACGTCGTCTTCCCTTCGCGAGAAACTTAGCTCTTTTCGCGAAGCGTATGCGAAAAACCGCTTATTCTAAGCACGTGATACAGCACGGTCATAAGCCCTATGAGGTTGCCGTCGAACACAGCAAAGGCCTCTTTTCCGCGCACGTTGTTGATCACGACTTGCTTGCCTGCTTCCACAAGGAAGTCATCGAGAAGGGCGCCGTCGAGGGCGCCTATGACCTGCTCAACGAACCCGAGCATGAGGGGCACATGCTCGGGTAAAAGGGTGTCACTGGTCACAACCGAAGCAGGCATTTGTGCAACTGAGGCACCTGTGGCCACAAGCATCTTCTGTGCGGCCAACGCGGCGGCCATGCGCCTTGTGAGACGCAACATAGGGACGGCGGGAATCGGTGTAATGGTGACGGTAAAACCGGCGATCTCTAGTTGTTCCATCAGATTGATCCTAGTTGTGTGGCGTTGGCTTCAGTGATCTCGTGTTCCGCGAACTCCATGACCCACGTCTGTTTTCCGGCCTTGCCGCCATGTTCTGGCGCGGGCAATTTGGTGATCATGCCCTTTGTGGCTACAGTGCGGTTGCGGTTGACGATGTCGATTAGCGAGCACGACAGGGCCGTCACGAGGATGCCGGGCACCTGATAGGCGTTGGCGATCTGGCGCAAAACGTTGTTCGAGGGCGACAACTTTTGCAAGGTGATCTCGATGATACAGCCACGATCAGCCGATACGTTGAAAGTCTTCGCACCACACGAACCTGTAGTCACAGTTGCGAGATCGGCTGACGGCGTGATCTTGATCACAGCATCGCCCTCGTCAAAAGCACCTATGCGGATGCCGTTAATCGTAAGCACACTGTTTTGAAAATTGTACGCAAAAGCAGGGTTGTTTGCCATGTGAAAGCCTCTCAGCGGTCAAAAGTGACTGCGACGTTTACCTGGTGTATAGCGCCCGCGCCTTTGGCGGCGATTGCAATGGGCGGTGCCACGCGCGTTGCACGCGAAGCCGCGGACTGCGAAGCGATCGAATCAGCCATCACGCGGAAGCCCACTTTGAGAAGATCGCCGTTGTTGACGACATCGCCAGCGGTGGTTTTGATCTGGTTTCCGAGCCACACACCGGGGGCAAGCAAGCCGTTATTGACTGCTTTTTGACAGGTCTTTTCGACGATGCCCATGAGCGACGCCATACCCTCGTCCGTTTGTGGAAGCCGTGAACGCAACGAGCGCAGATAATTGAAAATGTCCACCTGAAGCTGATTTTGCAACCAAGCCAGCCCAAGGACTTCGTCAGCCCATCGCCCGCTAGAGGCTTTGCCGTCGAAGATCATTGGATAGGACGCACCCACAGCACCATAATTTGCATAGGCTCCGCAATTCTTCGCGCGAAGATATGCGGCCGCAGTAGCGTCGATCGACTCAGGTGTCACGCCGGCGATCTGTTGACCGTTCATCGTCTGCATCGCGTCGGCTTGGGTAAAATCGATCTTCGCGAGATTGACCCACGCACCCACAGCTGCGTAATTCGATGTCGAAGAGTAAATGCACACGGCTTGACCGTTGTTTATGACGACAGCTGACACAACGGTCAGCTGCGCGATCAGATAAGCCGTCGACGTCGTATCGCCCGCGGCGATAGCGCCCGCGGCCGTTTCGGTGTGCAGATAAGCTTTGTTGTTATTGATCGACCATTGCGCTGCCGCGAGTTTATCGGAGGCCGAAGAGTCGTGAGAGAGGGCGTTGCCGTACCACTGTGAGCTTTTACCCGCGATGTTTGCAAGCGATACGTCGGCCGTCGCTTCGGCGGCAGCACCGGTGCTCGAGTAACCCCCCGAGGAAGCGGCCAACCCCAAGAGGGCGCTGATGTCCACCGGGGAACCTGCCCCTGTGGGGGCGACAGCAAAGCCCACAGACGATCCCGTGCCCGTGAGAGCGGTCTGGATCACGAAACGGCTACCTGTCCACACGCACGTGGTGCCCGCGAGGGCCACAGCAAGAGCTGTTTGTATGACCGAGGCTACACCGTTCAAGGTCGTTTGCAGGTGGAAGTCCAGAGCCGTGAGCTGCTTGTTTACACCGTTCAAACTGACGTCAAAGCCGCCGTTCGTTACCGCGGTAAACAGTGCGAGTGCTTGTTGTGCGGACGTCAGCAAAGCGCCGTAAAGGCCGCCTGAAACGGCCGACGTCCAACGTCGCGCGATCGCGAGTTGAGGCACGCCTTGCGCGGCAAACCACACCTGCGCGGCCTTGTACTCTTCATCGCTGGTTTGAAAATCCGCGGCCACCGCTGAAAGGCTTGAATAGAAGCGAATGCGGTCGGTTGCGGGAAGGCGTGCTGACAAACCGGTGATAAGCGTGGTTCCAAAGGCTTGCGCGGAAAGACCCGGCGTGCCCACAGAAACAGTAACATTGACTTGATCGGATATCGCAATAGTGGGCATCATTTAGCCTTTCAAAAGAGCAGAACGCCGTCGGTGAAAGCCGTATCAGGGTAGACGGCCGTGATGTCAGTATAGAACTTTTCGCCGGCTTGCAGTGTGTAGCTTTGTTTCGTGCCCCATGGACCGTCCATCACGAAAGTGCCCCCAGCAAGCGATCGAATACCACGCGCGATCATGACGTTTGGGGCGTCCGATGTTCCACCGTTGATCGGGTTTTGAAGGGCGTTATAGACGAGGAAGTTTTGCGCAACGTAATTCGAATTTACGTCATTGACGTACTGTTGCACGGTCTTTTTCGAGTAGGTACCGGCTGACAGGCCAAGGAGTGTGTTCGCGGTACCTGCGCCGATCACTACGGTGCTAGACGCACCTGTTTTCGACAACTGCAAACGGTTTGCAACGGGCCCACCTGTGGCAACGGCGCCGATGCTTTGCGCGGTAAAAGCTGTGATCATGGCCGCGAGAAACGCCGCGAGATTGGCCGTGTTCGTCGCTCCATTACATGTAAAAGTGATTGAATTGACGATCACGGTTTTACCGTCCAAGCCGCCGCCCACGCCGTAAAGGCTTGCTGCTGTGACGTCCGCGGTACCTATCGCGGCCGCTATCGCGGCGCCTATAGGCACAAATAGGTCACTGCCCACACTTTGCGGATCAAGGCGTGTAGGTATTGAGTCTTGTACTGTGCGCGTCGCGAATTGCATGGAACACCTTTATTTACGAGAGAGAAACAACAGCCGTAGCGGAGTCGATAGCGGGAAGGACTTCGGTGTTTTGCAGTAAAACAGAGAACTTCGCAACCACAAGGGCACGTTCTTCCCAAAGTGTGTCCTGAATTGCGCTCGAAAGATCCACCGCGCGCGCTTCAATGGTGCCTACCGCTATCGAGCGCAGTGCGCGCGCACCGTGGTCGTTGCGCAGCACGCGCGCGAGCAGGTTAGCTCGGTCGTAAGCGCCCGCTCTAAAAAGCTGAATGTTTGTGGTCACTGTCGTGAGGCTGCTCTCCTCGACGATCACCGTTTCTGCGTCGTTTTCCGTGCGCTCTGAGTAGGGTGGGGCTTGCTCGTCATGCACGATCAACAGCGTCGCAAAGGGGCCGTGCGTGGGCGTCGAGCCGTTGGTGTTTGCCGGAAAAACGGACCCCTCAGGAAGGCCTAGCAGGTTGCACACCACTTTACGCAAGTCGCGGGCGACCTGTGAGATCGTGCGGCGATCTGTGACGGTCATAGGTTCACCTGCGTGCACGTGGCTTTGTAAAAGCCGCCTTCGTGCTTCCAAAACGTCACTTCGTTTACGCGGTAGTCTCTACCGTTGTACGTGACAACATCCGCGGCTTGGCCGTTCACACCGCACTGTAAAAGTGTCTTTGTCCACACGACACACATCGTGTCTTCGCGCTCTCCCTCAGGCGTGTAGCGTGCCCGCGTTTCCACAGGTGCCGGCTGCACTACGCCGTAGGCTTGAATGACAGTGTTGGGCAGCTCGACGGGTGCACCCGAGGTATCGCGCACACGCAGTGCACGCGTGATCGTGAAAGGCTGTACAAGGTCTGGATCGTCAAATATCTCGTCGACGGTGATCATTTGCTATTTCCGACCAGCCACGTGATGGACTGGCGCAAAAGACCTGTGTTGATCAACGGCATCGAAGAGCCTTTGCGCTTGATCGTGTAGGGTGCGTTCGGAGCAAAACCACCATCGGCAATGCCCTGTTTTACCTGCCCAGCAACGTAGGCACCCACACGCCCCAAAATGCGATCCGCTTTCGCGCGCACTTCAGCGGGCGAGCCTAGACGATCGATCGCTTTAGTGAGCATCGTGGCCGCTTCTTTTTTCGATCGCTCCAAACCACGCTGTAAAAAGGGGCGCGCAGGGATGCGCCCGTCACTCGAGCCAAATTCATTTATCGTGGCCACTTGTGCCATGGATAAAGGCGAACCAAGCGCCTGTTCAGAGTCGGGAACACCCACACGCACGTAGCGCCCGCGCAACGCTTCAAGCGCTTTCGCAAGTCGCTGCGCGACTTCTGGATTGATGTTGCTGTGCAGGTTCACTTTCACGAGAACGCCCCCGTCGGCCGGATGTCGCCACCGGCCACAAGAGGACCGCGTCCAATGCCCGCGGTCACGATCATGTAGCGCAGATATTGCCCGTAATACGTGCGTTGTAGAGGGTCGTTAGCCTCGCGGGCGATGCCTGAACTGCGCGACACAGATACTCCGCCCACGCTTTTAGAGTCGAACTCGCGGGCAAGCGCGAATGCGCCCCCGCGGCCGGCCATACCAAGCTGCAAGCAGATCTCGTGCGCCGCACGATAGAGCACGCCTTCGGCATAATGAGCCCCCCACACATCGGGGGGCGTCCACGTTCCCGCGCGGGTGATCTGCACGCTGATCACGTCATCGGACAGCGCCACGAATGACGGCTCGCCAAGGTCGAAAAGCGCGTGAAAATCGCCCACAGTGGGAAGCGTGGCCACAATTACACGCCGTCCATGAAGGCGTAATTTGTGGGACGCTTGAATTTGACGCCGCGTGTACAGCGACCAAAGCCGGGAATGCGCACGGTGAGTTCATCGTACTGTGGCGGCAACCACTGCAGATCCTGTGTGACCTCGAATTCGAGCGTATCAGGGCTCTTGTCGTAAGCGATCGCACGCCGATTGTTGAGGGTTGTTGCTGGATCGAACGCGTTGGTGTTCTCCAACCCAGGCCCTTGGACAATGGTCAAGGCTTGGCCCAACATGGCCGTGGTGTAGTTGTTTTGTTCGATGTAGCTCTTCAGCGATTGATTGCCTGCCGTTGTCATAGGCTGCAACCACGCGTTCATGATGGCCGGTGCCACGATAAGCATGTTGGCGCCCGCGTTGAAGCCAGAGGCCTCGTGCACCGCAAAGAGCAGCTTGTTCACGTCGTTCAACACTTGCAGTGGTGTTGCCGTGTTCCACGTGCCTGTGATGGCTGTGACCTTGTTTCCTTGTGTCAAGGCCGGCGTCACGAAACCGTTGTACAAGGCGGGATAACGCAAAGGATTGCCACTGACAGCCGATGCACGGCCGAAAAGCGCAAACTGATTCAGCGTGTTGTCGAACATGCGACGTGCCGCGGCGGCGCGCATAGCGTCCAACGGTTTGCGCAGGAAAGCGCTTTGCTGTAATTCAAGCACGTTCCACTGATAGCCGGCCGCAATAGGGTCAGAAACCGCCATGTCGAACACACCGGTTTTGACGTCAGCATAGGGCACCATGTCACTGGCCTGAGCAATCTCACGCGCCTCACCCGTGGTGTCACTGGTCTGCACACGGATGCTGTCCCACTGGATACCTGTTCCCCGCAACACCGGCAAAAACGCGTTGTAACGCGGTTGCACGTAGTAGCGCTCAATCATGGAGGTTTCGATACGCGCAAGCTGTGACGTGAGGTAGTTCATGCCTGTAGCATCGTCCGTCGCGTGAAGCGGGGTTTTGTGCCCGCCGGTAAGCTGTCCGCGATGCTCCACAAGCGCGAGCTGCGAAGACAGGAAGTTTGCAACCTCGCTGTCCTCTGCGATGGTTCGCCCGTTCGGTAAACGCATTTCGCGAAGCACCGGATGCTGCTTCGCCACATTCTGAAAATCGAGGTAGCGTTGTTCGTCGACAACGATCGGCGCGAGTTCACCCGACGTGTCGCGCACATGCACAAGGACTTTTTTCATCGCACAATCCGAACCTTTCCAAGTACACCTTTGACGGGTGTGGTATCCCAAGTAGCCCCAGTGACAGCAACACGGCCAACACCCGCAGCGCCGGCCGTCGAGGTACCTAAGGCACCTGGCACCACAGAGCCTCCCCACAAACCGCCTGTAAAAGTGTTTCCCTGCGTAAGCGAGATCACAGCATCGCCGGCAACACCGTCTTCAGCGGCCACAGCATAAACGTTGCCGAAACGCATAAAAGGCACGGCAAACGACTGAGCATAATCGATCTGACCTGTTGACGACGCCGCACGCGCGAAGGGATTGCGCACCGAGATACCGACGATCACGTCAGAATCGAGCAGTGGTTGCGAGATGCGCCCATCGAAGTTCGAGCGCACAACAGCCACACCGAAGTCGACAGCGTTGACGGCCCACGCGGTACGTGTGCCGGCTGTGAGACCAAGAACGGCGTTTGCCGTCGAAGTACCGTTGACGTCAACAACAAGACCGTTCACGGCAGAAAGAACAAGCTGGTTACCGTTGGGACCGCCGATTTGCGCGTTGATCCCCGCCCATTCTGTTTTCGCCTTGATCGCTGCGATAAACGCCGCGAGCGAAGCCACGTTGCTACCAGCGGCCAGCGTGAGACCCGAGATAGCCGCACCATTGACACCCAACGAGAGCACTTTGGTCGTCAACGTACCCGCACCGTAAAGGGCGCCAGCGGTAGCATCGGCGGAACCGATCGCCATAAAGATTTGACGGTCATTTATACCGCTGTCAACGACGATATCGCTTGTATCCGTGACCTGACCAGGCAACCCCACAGGAAACGTTTGACCGCCCGCGGTCGTGAGATCGGGCATTGAATTGTAAGCCATTACACAGCTCCGAAAGTGAAGGGTACAGCAACGCCTTCTTGCGTTGCAGAGGTGGCGCCAAGAAGGGCGCGTGAGAGAGCTTCGTCACCTGCGCGCTTTGTGGGTGCGAGGGCGGTCATTGCTGTGACCGCACGACGTGCAAGATCTTCGTCGATCGTCTTGACGTCGACGCCAGCAAGGAAAGCGTCACGCACGGTCACATGCGCAGGTTCTTTGATGGCGGCAAGTGTGGCGCGGCGAAGCGTGATTGCGTCGTCAGTGTCACCGACGGTCACGCCGAAAGCCTTGGCGCTGTCACGTGCTGCCACAAGGTCAAGTGCGCGGGCGGCGATAGCCGCGGGGGCAAGACGGGCAAGCGCTTCATCGCGGGCTTTGGTCACGTCGGAGCATTCCGCGATCTTCGCGGTCAACGTCGTGGCCGCATCACTGGCGCTTTTGCGCGCCTTTTCGAGTTCATTTTGCAGGGTACTGACGGCCGCCGCAACGTCTTCCGAGACGTCAAAGGCGTGGTCGCCGATCGTTATTTTCATGTGTGTTTCTCCGTCCGCGATACGACATTGCGGCCCACCGCGGGCCCTGTCGACAACGGCAATGTGGTTGACGTGTATACGACGCATAATCGCGTCGTATGCTTGCCCTTCGGGGGTGGTGCCCGGTGTGGCGTCGTATTCAAAATCGTAGCCACAAGACAAGGCGCCTTTGCCGCTGTCTATATCGCGAATCAAAGCGGCATCGCTGATCATGACACGCGCACCAAGAAGGCCATCTTGTGGACGCGCAACGGCATCGCGCACGTGACCCTTTGCAAGGTCTTTCCAATTTTTCGGCGTGACGTCTTCTTTGGGATGTTTGTCTGTGACGGGCTTATCCTCAACCGATGCCACAGCATCGGTGGCGAAGACCTCTTCGGCCGGACGATATAAGCGGATCGGTGCGGTGCCCGTCATGCCCAATTCATGCGGCAAATACGACTGCACACCCACACGTGCAATAACAGCGTTTGCACGCATAAAGCCCTCACGTGTTCGCTCGCGCGAACTCCCGTCAAAGGCAATAGCGTCATGCACTTTAAGCAGCATGCGCGCATTGTGCGCGCGCATATTGCGAAAGTCTAGCATCAAGCGATCGCGAAGCTTAATTCTTCGGTGGACAGGTCTAGGGGGCTAGGCCGGCAACGTAGCCGCAATGTGCGCGAAATACGCCGCATGCCCAGCCTGATTAGGGTGTATCCCATCAGGCACACGCGTGATGTCCGTCCACAGTGACCCATCGGCATATGTGCACCACGGTCTAGCAGCCGCCTCGTCGGCGATTGCCGTACGATACGCGCCCAGTTGACTGCCTTTACTGTTTGCAGCTTCCGAGTTTGCAGGGATCGGGCTCTGCGCAATGATGACAGCGTTTGGAGCGCGCGCGTGGATAGCATCCAACAGCTGCCCATATATTGGACCAAACTGCGCCGCAGATAGAGTGGAGCGGTAGTAGTCATTGAACGCCAGCTCGACCCACACAACGTTTTGTGTGATGCCGTCCATTGCTGACACGACCGAATCGGCATAGGCACCCATTTGACCTGATGCTGGATCGGATAGGTCCCACACGGCCAAATTGCCAGCAGAGCAGTTTGTTACGTTATAGACAGCGCCCAGCACGGGATCGTCACGCAACAGCTGAAATGCACCATTTGTTGTGATGTGGCCTGACGTTGCGCCCGTAGCGATACTGTCTCCAACGACTACCAATCGACGATCTTTTGGCGGTGCTATGTACTGTGTGGCCACGCCTCGAAACATGAGATCCTGTACAGTTGCTGCGGACGTTGTCCACCCTGTACCGTTCCACATCGCGACGTTACCACCATCTCTAATACGATATCTGTGTGCGCCTGACACTGTTGGTGTTAGCACGCCAGACAATGCTGTTAGCGTGTTATAGCTAGTATGCACACCGTCGGTTGCGAGTTGGATCTCACTAAAAACCGTATCTGATGTACGTGTGTTTTTATACACCATGATGATTGATGTACCTGATGTGGCCTCAATCTCTATTTCCGCGGACGATGCTACCTCGCCCCATGGTAATGGGATTTTTGGCACGTGGTTTTTCTGCGATAGAGTTAATAGACCGGCTGACTGGCGTGGCACCGAGTTCTGGTTGGATGTCAGAAACGCGCAAAGGAACACGTCCATGCCGCTACATAAAACGGCATATTGTGTTGTTGGACTAGGGACCGCAACCATTGTTGCCAGGTTGATCCATGACCCATTGTTGATGCGGGCCTGTATCAGGGTAGCCATTCCGCCGCCATATTCCCAATACAGTTCGAGCGGTTGCGATTTCGAAAAATTGAACACGCCTGACGTAACAACAACGTTTGCTCCACCAAGCCGCAACGTAACAACACCGCCTGACGACATTTTTAGGTTGTTGTCCGCATCGGCATACCACAGATATGCGGTTGCGGTTGCCTGGTTAGAGTTGCTTTTGGATCTAAATCGCATATAGCCATATTGACGTGCGCCATATGCTGTTTTTACAGTCAGAACGTCAGCGGGTTGAGATGCATTTGGCGTATATTCGCGCAATACGCCATCGGTATCTAGCTGCACAAAATCTAAACACGCATCGCGTGCGCCAGCGGCTATGCCTCCATAGGCAGTTAGGTTGTCTCCTCTAATAGAGTACAAAAAGCCAGGCGTAGAGTAGGTCGCAGTGACCATCTCCTTGCGTTCCCAGGCTGTAGATAGCGTGCCGTTGGTCACAGCAACAACTAGCGGAGTCGCAGAATACGCGCTACTCTGATAGGACTCGCCGCCAGCAACCCCACGTACCCAGATGGAGCACGTGGCTTTGGTTATAGGTGTGCTAGCTGACGCTGACACGTTGTTACCCGACGCACAGGTGGCACGTTTAGCATTACCCGTTCCATCTGGGCCTGCTAGGCCGGAATTAGACCATACAACTGTGCCGATAGGTGCTGTGTTATTCCACGCAGACGGATCACGCCCCCAAGTGGCGCCTTGCGCAATGAGCGCATTGCCGTGAGCTTGCTCAATTGAGTAGCCTAACTCCAGAGACGATAGCTCACGACCTATGCCGCATTCGTTTTCTGACAACATTTTGAGAGTGTTGGTGCCAGTGCGCACGCTACCTGTAGACGCACGTGTAAATGATACCGGTGGACTACTGGCCGACAAAAACCCGTAGAAGGTGGTGTAGTCAACATCACCATCGAAACCTAAAAACAAGCCGAGTGATCGCATTAGTGCCTCGTAGATACGATGTAAAAAGTCACACTCACAAGCAAGCCGCCCGCGAGAAAACAGAAACCGATAAACGCAGCCACGTTGCGCAACGTGGTCTTGATCTCGGTCACGGCCACGCTTTGCGCGGCGATCATCACGGCGTGTGCATTGATCTTGCTTTCCGTGTCCATGAAACGAACGTCGTGGCCGTCGAGCCGCGTTTCCACAACCTTCACGGCGGCACACGCTGCTTTGTGGGCGCTCTCACGTAAAACGTCAGGCAGATCACGCAACGGCGCCAAGCCGTCGCGAATCGACGTGCTCATTTTGTGGATGCTATCCGTGGCCGTCGCAAGGCGATCTAGGACCTGCGCGTGGCGAATAGGGGGCGGCGGCTCCGACGGTTCGTCCGTGTCCTCTTCGTCAGGCAGGGTACCTCGTATTGTGCGGCGCGGGTTCATGGATGGTGTGTATGTCATGTTATATCGTCAAAGAGTGGAATAGCCGAACACCTACACGCCACCGGATGACCCGGATTCAACGCTTCGCCATCCGTTCCACTATCAGGGGGGTCGTCGAACCGGAATTCAAGACCTTCAAGTTCAACGTGTTGTTTGCGCACGCGCTCGTCTTGCGACGTGCTCCAAATGTAGCGCTCAACGCCAAGATCGCGAAGCCTCTGCTCGTTCGCCGTGCTTGTGATCTTGGCCATTTGATCGCGCGCAATGAACGCTGCGCGGCGATCGGTCACATCGCCGATGGCTTCGATGTCCGCCGCGATAGCCTCGGCGCGTTTGCCCCCCTCGAAAGCCGCTGTCACAAGTGCTTGCACGCGTTCGAGGTGTTGCACGGGAATGCTCTTGATCAGAGCAACGTTGTCTTTGATCGCGGCTTGAAAAGGGACCTTCGTTTTGCCCTTGAAAAACTCACGCGCATCAATACCCGCCAGCGCCTGGGCGTCTTCGTCAACCCACTGTGCGCCCGTCTTCTGCGCGGCTAAAACAACGCGTTTCGCGATAGGTTGCGCGCGCTTACCGAACATCGCCGCCATGATGGCACCGGCCGCAAGAAAGCCCGCTGCGATCATCGCATAATTGGTGCGTTTGGTTGTGTCGACGAACACCGTGTCGTCTTCGAAGGTTTCATCATCATCGTCAGGTTCATCCGGCCAAGGAAGAGCCGCCACCGTCTTACGTGTCTGCTCCCTCAAAGCGTCCACAAGGGGGCGCAGCAGGGACGCGTAGGCCGCTGCAAGGGCATTACGCGCGCGTGCACGTCGCCTATGCAGCTGGTTGATGGCGGCTTTCGAGGGCTTTTTCACGGCACGTCCTCGTAAATGTCCATGAGTTGTTGCGACCACGCTTCCACAAGCATCTCGGCCTCATCGGCATGTGGGCCGCCCTTGAATTCGGCCGCGAAAGCAGCGATCTGCTCCGATGCGTCGGCGAGGGTTTCAGCCCCAAAAATACGGTCCTCCCACTCGGTCAAAACGTTAGCCGGTAGGTCGTTTGTGGTTGCTGCGGGTGCGGCGTCGTCTGCGGCCAGGTAAGCCTCGTATGTCGCATCGTCCATCAAGACCGCGGGAGTGTGGCGAGGGTCGTTGACAAAGCCCAGAACATCGGTGTTTTCGTCCAATATAGCCGTCATGCTGCCTCACTTTATAGCAAGTAAACGATCGTTTAGTGCCCGTCTTTCTTTAGACGTGTGCTTGTTGGGCGCACCCAGACCCTGTTTTACCACAAAAGTGTGGGCAAGAGCGTAGCCGTCAGGATCACGCTTACGCAACTCTTCAGGGTGGACGTGATAACCTGTGACCGTTTCAGCAAGGTATTCCTGACGATTTTCACGTGCATAAATACTTATCGACTGCCTTGTGCGCTGGGCGTTAGCATGTGCCGCTGTGAGCGCACGATCAAGCATGACAGCGCCCTTGTCGCCTGACTTCACAGCGGCGTTGAGCTGGCCGTGCGCAATATGGGCACTCTCATGGATCAACGTGGTCGCGTAGGCACCCACCTTTTTACTACCCGGTACTAAGGGAGGCGTCCCCGCGTGGTAGTCGTACTGTATAGGCTCGCGGTTAGTGCGCATAAAAATACGCGGTACGGCGCCTTTACCACCGGCCAAGGCATGCTTTTCCGCGGCATGCATTTCAGCGTATGCCGCCGCTTGATCATCACTGTACGTGTGCGACGCACCATCCGCGCGTGGTTTATTAAACGACTCATACCAATGGGTTTCCACACCTGTGCGCGCTATTGCCGCGGCAAGATCATTGTGCGCGCCCAGTTGGCGGATAGCCTCATGCACAACAGGTGTGTGAGGTGTGTGCACCCTGCTCGCCTCGTGCAAAGGCGTTTTAGGGCGTTCGGCGTGCGGCTTGCCATAGCCGGTGTGTTTCACGAAGTCGTGCGCCAGTGCGTACGCTGTTGGGTTATTGGCGTGTAAATAGTCCGGATTGTGATGATACGCGGCCACAGCTTCGGCGATGAATTCCTTCTCGTTTTTGTGGGCGTATTTCGAAAAAGCATCTTTACCAGCGGCTTTGTAGCGGTCTGGGATGGTCTTGCCTGTTTTCGGATCAACATGAGCCGGCTCATCCAATACGCTTTGCGCACGGTGCGCTTTCTCAATGCGATTAAGCAACGCTTGTGCCCGCTTGCTGTTGTCCATCAACAGATCATGATGCGCGGCGTGAGCACCTTCGTGTGTCAGTGTAATGGCCAGTTTCTCCGATCGTGTTTTCGCGGCTTTGGATATCGACCACAACGAGCCGGGTACCGCCGCCGATGACTGAAAGTCGTTCAAATCAGCGCCTATACGGATCTGACCGGTAGAGGGGTTATATGTACCATAAGCGCTTGTTTTAGCGCCTTTTGCGTCGACATACGTCGAGCGATCGATAAAAGTTACGGTTTTGCCTTGGCGGGCAAGATACTCGTGCACGCCTTCAGGCATGTGCCGTTTGCTGTCAGCAATATCAGCGTGGTGTGTGGCGTCTTTCACACTGGCATCAACGTTCAGCGTTTCGATCTTAGGCTTGACAGTCTTCGGCGCTTTCGGCGCCTTCATGGCTTCTTTTAAGCCTTTCGTGGTCGACTTCACACGGTCTTTCAGCGTGCCGTGCTCTTTGACGTGCTCGGTGTGAGCTGTGACGTGCTCGTGCAAACGTTGCGCAGCGGCCTGTATTTTCGCGGAGTGCCCACTTTCAACAGCTTTCGAGAGTGCAGCTCTTGCGCGTGAGATCTTACCTCGCAGAGAGTCCTTTTTCTTTGTGGATTCCGCGAAAGCATTGCGCGCAGCCACATGCTCGCTACGTGCGGCGCCCAAGGCGCCCCCAACAGACCATCGGCCGAACTCGTCACGTGGTTGATCCTCCCAGCCATCGTCCACGCGTAAAGTACGCGACCACACGTCAAAAGCGTCCAAAGCCTCGTCAGCGTCGGACAAGATCAAAGCGTCTTTTGGGGACGCCACAAGACTACCATCCTTCGCACTCGCGGTCGAAGTGTCTTTTTCCAGCACGGGATCCTCGCCGCCCTCGCCGTCTTCGGGGGGCTCACCCTGCAGATCGTTCGGATCTTCGGGATATTGCGGCTCTGGACCCTCTTCTTCGGCCGTTTCGAGCTCCTTGATGTCGTCGTCGGTGATCTCGTATTGCCCCAGTTGCTTCAAACGCCTTGCAACCGTCGACGGTTTGAGCGCGCCCATGTCGACGTAGGTTTTCGCGGTGCTTGCCTCGGTGGCCTCGGTGGTGGCTTTGACACTGGATGCCTCTTTCAGCAGAGGGTTAAAACAAAATGTGTAGTCATCCGGTAGATCACCGATCTCACTACGCGCCAAGATCTCGAAAAGCACTGACAAACGTGGGCGAAGCTTGGTTTCTTGGTTGCTGGCGATCGCGTTGTAGTAGTTTTGCAGGTCGCTCTCACCTGTCGCAGTCAGTCCCGCGGGTGACTGCCCATATAGCCGCGTAAACGGGATATCAGCGGCGCCTGACACGTTGATCTGCAGTTTCTCCATAATAGCGGACAGCTCCGCGAAGGAGCGTTGGCGCGTCTCGTACGTTTCTTCTTTATCAAGAAGCAACACATGCATCCACGATTTCATCATGGTTGCCATGGACCACCGCTCACGAAGAGCGGAGCCCTCCCCCTGCGCGGCAAGCATGGCGAGATCTGGACTGTGTACGATGTCGAAATTCGCTTCGTGAATCATAGACACGATGGCTTGTTGCGCGGTGTTTACGGCCTTGATCGCGTCATTCGATGACTGCAGAACGGAGTCATTCCACCGGTTATTTTGTGTCCACAAATTCCACGGTAGGATGTCGCCATCGAAACGCACTATGCGCGTGTAGTGCACGCTCGTGCCGTTCGCGAGGTCATAAAACTCGGGGAAATCGAAGTTCGGGCTTTCAAGCTGTGAATCAAGCGTGCCAGTGCCTTGCGCACGCCAGCGATCCAACACACGCAAATAACGCAATTGCCCCTTTTTAGTCTTGTGGTAATCGAAAGGCTCGCGCAGTTCCATGACGTCGGTACCGGTAGAAACACCGAGGAAAATGACAGATCCGCCATAGCAGCGCGCATTCCATTCGGCCTCGTAAACGCGTTCACGCACGTTGAACTTCGTTTCAGCCTGCACCATTTTCGTTGCAAAATCTTCGCTGCTCGGTGCCTTGTGCGTGACCCACTCGCGCGTTGCATCGGCCGCGGGAACGGTCACAATCTGACGTGATAGCCAATCTGATCGAAACTGATCTTCGATGGTTTGCCGGCTCAAAGCGGAGGACGGCGCCCACTCCGAATGCATCGCCTTGTCGCCACTACCACCAAGCCCGGAAGCCATGTTTATGAGGCCGTCACGCACGCTACGGGCGGCCATCGCGTCAACAGCCTTGTGCGCGTTGACAAGTGCATCGGCCACTTTAGGACGTGTACGGAAAAGGTCGGTGATGCGGTCAAAGACACTCATTTTCGGAAGTTTGCCATAAATGCGGACCCTTGAATACACAGATTGAAAGCACCGGCAAACGCGTCGACACGATCGTCGTGCACACCTTTTCGAGGAAAAGCATCGAGTTCGGTCAAGAAAGCCTCGTTCCACCCCGCACGCACCACATCGATATTTCCCGCTTGCCATTGCGCCGCGCACATAACCGCGCGCGTTTCCTTGTCGCCACTCTCACGTGAGGCTGTCGCGCGGAACCCCGCCAACAGTTTGATCAGGCTGGCGACTTGGCTTTTTCCGGCCTGACCAGGGTCTTGCGGTAGCGAGATCTGCACACCTCGGCCATCGCTTTCAGCTGTTTTTCGTATCAGTTCCTCGACTTTGTGGGCGCGCCAACGGCCGGCGATGACGTCCAAAACAACCCAACGCCCATCACGATACTGCCCCACCAACACGCCAGCCGTGTAATCGGGATCAGGGTTGACCTCGGAGGGCTCCGACGCTGCGAGATCCCAGTGGCGCACGCGTTTCATGATCGCGCTTTGATCGACCGCATCCACAATAGGCGCCGCGGTGCGCGGGAAGTAATCGCCTGCCGATGGCCTCACTTTCCAGTTACCGCCCAACAAACGAGCACGTTCGACACGCGGCAGGTTGTCAAGGTTCGCGATGTACTCGCGGTTAATCTTCGGGTTATCCGACAGTTTCGCGGCGATAAAGCTCACGCTTTTTGGGTAGCACCCCTGTTCGCCCTTCGCGCGCTGCTCGTCTGTCGTGGGAAACTGTGCATGCAGCTCTTCGGGCGTGTCGGCCCAGTGCACCACGTCGCCACGACGTACCATCCAACGGACAACGCCCGAGCGATCGGGAATGGCGAAACCCTCTTCGTCGATCCACCACGCCAAGAACGTCGCGAGCCATGAATCCGCCGACGGGTTGCACGTGCAACGCACATACGGACGCACGCCGCACGAAGAGCGGTTTCGGCTCAACAGATACCAAAACTGGCTTTCCGCGAAATGTTGCACTTCGTCAAAGACCAAGCCACAGATCTCGGAACCGTCGAACTTGTGCACATCGTCTTCGCGTTGTGCCGATCCGAGCTGGATCGCGCCACCATTCGGCCACGTGAATGTAAGGGTCGTGTGGTTTAGTCGAGCACCACGAGGCACCCACAAGGCTTTGACAGCGTCGAGAAGTCCGCCTTTTTGCTTGATGTCGACCTGCTCCCGTCGGAGGTACACCGCCACGAAACCCGGGACCGTTGGCGCATGGCGTAAGCCCTCTAAACCGATGGCAAACGTCTTACCACCCCCTGCGGCTCCGCCGTAGATCACGATGTCCGCACTGCATGACAAAAAGGCCGTTTGCGGCCCCGGATTCGGGCGCCGCACGATTGTTTGCTGGTTCACCCGCCTAATATGGCGGGTGAACGCATTGTGGTCAACCGCGGGGTGCGCGCATTGTCTCGCGCTCCCTACGTCGCGTTGAGTACGCCAGTGCAGCATCAAGCTGCAAGCGCAACGCTGCAACACGCGCGTTTGCGGCATCCAGTGCAGCCACAAGCTCTGCGCGGCCGCGGAGCAGCTCCTTTTCCAGCTCGGTTAGATCAGGCATCGTTCTTCTCCTTTTTCGCGCGCGGTTTACGCGTTTTCGGGGTGGTGTTGGCCAGCGTCTCGCGTAGTAAGTCGCGTTCCGCAACCACACGCGCGAGCTCGTGTGTCAGTCGTTGCGCTTCGGCCAACGCTTTTTCCAAGGCCTCTGGCTTTTCTAAATCGTTGGCCTTTTCTAAGGCCCTTTCTTCCGCTACATCGTCCGCATGACGATCCATGCAATCCGCGCAATAGCACAACGTCGTGCGATCCATAGCAGCGTCGCACATCTCGCACACAGGCAGCGCTGCGGGAGGGTTTGTACATATCTCATAGAGGTATCTGCGCACGGGGTCAGTATGCGCGGGAAACTGCTCCTCAGCGTGCACGCGCAAGCGCAGTGCCTCTTGCGCGCTCAAATCGAGCGCTTCGGCGAGCCAGCGGTTGCGCCACTCAATGTGGCTCATGATGCGCACCACACATGCACAGCGTTGCCGACGGCCATCGCCTCAAAGATCACGCGTTGCCCCGCCACAATCAGGCTGTGCTTTTGCCGCTCGCCGTCGCGCGCAAAGCGTGCGTTCTGCTCGATCCATTTCTGTGCAGCGGCCAGCGTGGCCACTGCGATACCATGTTTTTTCAATAACATCCGTTCCTCCATTGACGCGCTCTATTGCGCGCTACAGCCACCCACCGAGGTCGAGAGCTGTAGCCCGCATGGGGCGGGCTTTGTGTCAGATCTCCTCGGCGGGGCAAACGTAATTGCCGCACTCGTCCCACACCGCGAGTTCCTGATCACGGTCGCACTCAAGATGATGCAGTGTGTTGCCCTCAAACAGGCTAACGACACGCTCAACCTCCGCGTCAAGGACCCGCACAACCTCCCCTCGTGGCTGGAAATTGCCGATCTCCCACCCGTTGTCTGTCAAGGTCTCGTTGAGTGCTGCAACCACGGCGTCGATCAAATCGTTTGCCGCGTCCACAGTGGGGCAAGCGTTCATGACGGCCATCCGCCATGTGCCCTCAAACTCGTCACGGCTGATCGCGCTGCCGATCTCGGGGTTGTACCGCATCGAGACTTCGCCGTCCTCGATGTCCACGGCAACCATAACGTCTTGCGGTGCACTCTGGCCGGGGTACCAATGGTAGAGGGCGGCCTGGTCGTCGGTTGAGATGTGTTTTGCGGTGAACATTTTGGCAGTCCTTTGGTTGTTAGCGGCTCCGTTGCCGCGTAATTAGGGTATATGCATTCAGCGTGCCAACACGAAAACGCTTATTTTCAAGACGTCTCGGTGCGTTATGCCCTTGGACAAGTGTCCGCTGTCCGTACGACTGTCCGGACAACTGTCCGGGTACGTTTTGCACCTACATACGGAAAACGCGGTGTTTTTCACTTTGCGCCGTTGGCACGCGCTGTGCATAGGTGTTTGGTATGCGAATCACCATCAACAATGTTTCCGACCCTGTCGCCCCTCACGCAGTGCGCGATGAGGCCAAGCTCGCCAACCTCGTGGAGGCATTTGAGGCGGGGGAGGCCGTGTCACCGGTCGTTGTGTTGCGGCTTGGCGATGACGACAGCTATCCTCGTGCGATCACAGGTAGCCATCGCATTGCGGCCGCCAATAAGGCGGGAGTGGATGTGCCCACCATCTGCATCCAAGCAACCAACGCGTGGGAGAGAGGTGTACTCTCGTGGGTCTTGTCCACCGGAAACTTTGAGGACAAGGTCTCACTTGTCCGTCGCATGGCAACGCGTAGAGGATGGCGTAAGACCATTGCAGCGCTAGAGGATCAGTGATCACCGCAACCACAACGGAGCATCCCAACCTTATCAAGATCGAGGAGCTACAATGAGTCCCTGTACGATTTGTGGTAGATACACCCCTTCGGGTTGGTGGCAGAACCTCCCTCAGGATGGAGCGTGCGGGCAAGTGACGTGTATGGCATGCGGTACCACCCAGTGTCACGGTAATGGCGGGGCAAAGGGTACTTGTAGACATTGCCTCTATGGTCGCTTACCTGGATGGGGTTTCGTTCATGAAGCACCTACGTGTGAGTACAAGGGGTGCAACGAGCCCGCCGTCTATGCCTACTTACCAGGTGCTAAGAAGTCCTGTTGCAGGGTCCATGGGCAAGCCATTGTGAACAAGCAAGAAGAGAAGCGCAAGAAGGGAAATCGGGTATGATTGCAGTGACCAACACCTGTGACGTGCGGCCCACGCTGTACGTGTGGCGCCAAGTAAGCGGTGCAACCACAACAATAGCCTTCCGCAGAGAAGTTACTGCAGCGCGCTAAACCAAACCGACCCTCGAAGGGTCGGTTTTTTTATGTCCAGCATTGGCCGCTTGGCCCTGCTTTCGGGGGGTACGTGAGTTGTGCCAAAGTGTGCCACGCGCCACACTGCAGAGCGTGCCAACGTTGTGCTAAAGTGTGCCACGTTAAGTTTTTAGGGCTTTAAGCTTAGATATGTTAAGTTTTCCTTTATGCCAATGGTCCCACCTCGTGTTTCTAAGGCTAAAGATCGTTTCCTAAACATCACGAAAGCCGTCTACCGCAAAGATCCTGCGCACTTTTCACAAGCCGAAGCGGCTCGGGCGTGCGGTGTAAGCAGTGCCAGACTGTGCCAAATCTTTGGCGGCAAGGATGCGCTCCTTGCAGAGGTCAAAAAAGCGTGCGGTGTGCCGCTTGACCCACGCGACACACTCGCGCTAGGCGGTCTACCCGCAACACCGCCACCCGTCCCGCTCATGGCGGAACACACAACGCAGCCACAAGTGCGCGAACCGCCGCCGGTTGCGCCTCTGCCCAAAGGCAAAGTCAAGGTCAAAGCCAGCCGTAACACGCCCGATGATAGCGCAACCACACAGGACGAACAGGAAGACCCCTTCCGCGACTTTCCGCCTGTCAATGCG